ATGAAACTTTCTGTCGTTAGATTTAGATGGAAGTTTGCCTGAACGCACCTTGGTGGATGATGTTTCACCATATCCTTCAGGATGCTTTCCGACTTTTGTTTTACCGATGCTATCAGATTTCGCCTTGCTTCCCTTCTCTGTGTAGTGAAGTTTAGCAGACTTGTCCTTGTCTTTAGTAATCACAGATTCTTGTCCGTGCTTACGACCAAGACGACGCATCACCTTGCCGAATCTACGTTTCGACATTTTGTCGGGTTTGGAAGTGTGGTATGAAACCTCACGACCTGTCTCACCTGAATCATATTTATATTCTCCGACACCTTTCTTGTGACCAATACCGTGCTTCTTAAGGTCTTTCTCAAGTCCTTTTCTTTTACTACGGTTCTCCTTTTCAGAAGATCCACGGTCAGCACTGATATGTCCAGTCACCTTGGTGTTGGATTTTTGCATAGCACGGGCGAGACCACCCTCAGAGATAAACTCTCCGAAACTTAGTATAGCATATGATTGTGTTTGTAGCGTCATATCGGTAGTACCCTTGTTTTGAACTGATTTTCTCTGGAGTTGCAACTTCCTAAGATTAATCATAAGTTGCCTGCGGTCTAGAAGTTGCTTGGTCTTCTTGATCGCTTGATCCTTAGGATTCTCCTTAGTTTTTTGAGGTGCCTGCTTCTCCATTATCAACCACCAACAATTTGTACTTGTTCGACGATGACGTTAGCAGAACCTGCTGTGAGTTTCACAGTTCTCTGGATTTGAGGAACTGTGTTTGCGATGATGTCTGCATCACTCAAAGAATATGCAGCACCTGCACCAGAGGCATCAATATCTGTTGTGATAGTCAGGTCAGTCACAGCAGTTACTTTCTTACCTGCTGATGCAGCAGATTCAAAGTCGGAACCAAATCCGTTTGTATCTCCACCATCAACTGTTTGAATATAATCGCCAACAGCAAAAGTATGTCTTCCTCCTGCTCCTGAACCGACGCCCGCCCCACCAACGCTGAATACAGAACCGTTCGCGTTAGTCGCAGCGTGGACACTAACGTTCTTTGACTTTCCACAGGAAAGAAGAATTGCTTCGCCTGCTGCTAAGGTAATAGCAGGACCCGCATCGAACTGAATGGAAGAAGCACTAGCAGCATATGCCCGTACAACACCAGTTTTGACGACAATATAAGCGGTACCTGATCCACTCACTGTCGTAGTATCTAATACATTTAATACAGACATCGACTTGGTAATACTTGTTTTTACTATTTATCAGATTTTTGTTGCTTCAAAAACTTGGCAAGTTCTGCTGTTGAACCAACAAACATCGTATTGTTTGTAACGTTTTTTGCTGCCTGACCCTTAGGACCTTCTTCAATCTCCATCATTTTCTTATGAAGATCTGCTAACTTATCAGCAGTATCAGCAACGTTCTTAATTAAATTACCTGCAACTTCGTATGCTCTAGGTGAGTCAGACTCTTGTGCTAATTCAAGAATACCATCAACTGCCTCTTGACCTTTCTCGATCAGTGAGTAGAAGTTTCCACGAGAATACTCATAGTCTTTAATCTGTTGATCAGTGACATTTGGTACGATTGATTTCTTTTGTGGTTCACCTGGTTTGACCAGAGATGTTTCCACATCAAGAGCATCTTCAATACCGTCGTATTTACTCGTCGTTTCCTGTGACTGGGTTTCTTGATTTTCCATCTGAGAATTCACTATAGAGTTCATTAAATCCGAAGTTATCATCAGGATCAGCAGTAAGAGGATCAGGTTGAACTGTGTACCTCATTTCACGTGCAGCAGTACGTTTGCTGTCTGCAGCGGTATCCACGATCGCTTTCTTGATAAGTTTATCGGTAACGTCAGAGACAGGACCGTAAACATATGTTTTAGCAGAGAACGATAATGTATAAATCAGAGTTCTACGTGTGGTGTAATCACCTTCGTAGTCATCTTCATAAACTACTGAGTTCAGTGTGACTGGGAAATCCTTAGACTCACCGATTGCTTCCTGAAGATTTATGGTGATGTTAAACATCGGTTGAAAGAATGGCAAGATCTGTTCAAGAATCTGTAAACCATCATCTTGGTTCTTTGCCATAATCGCTAACTCAAAGTCCACATTATATGGGACTGGCATAAACGATTTTCTAGTCTTACTATCACTACCTGTATAACGAATCACCTGTGTTGGTGATACCTTTCTGGTAGCATCATAAGCAAATCCAGAGATCTCAAAAGAGATTCTAGGTAGTGTAATCTGAACAGCATCTTTAGTTGTCAGATCTCCTACTTGCCTAAGACGTGCAAGGAACTTATCTTTAGGACCATATGCCAAGGGTACTTTCATAACCTCGGTTCTACTACCTTCAGTACGTTTGATTTCAATATTATTGAACAGTGTACCGAAAGCAATAACAGTCTTTCTAAAAATTTCGTTGTAAGAATACGTTCCTAACATTAACTAGCACCTCCAATTTCACCAAAGGGATTACTTTGACTGAAGTCAATGATAGAATCCCCAAGAGTCTCAAAGTCAGCATTGGCATCAAACTCTGAGTTCGTATTATTTAGTGTATTGTAACTTGCAGTAGTCCAGGCAGCACCTGAAGTTTGACCAGTTACTGTTTCAGGAATGGTGAAAATACCAGACCTGTTGTACACTTGTAGTTGTCTGTTGGTAGAATCCCAAGACTTAACTTCGGCAGTAACATTAGATGTACCACCTGCGATTTCCTCACCAACTGTAAATGTACCAGTACCGCCAGTAGCGAAGTTGACGGTAATAGTTTGTGCAAGGTTTCTCTCGATAACATCGATTGCTTCGACACCAGTATCGAGGTCCTCTCCACTGTATTCGAAGAGTTCACACTTAAGACCCCATACGTGGATCTTATTTAATTGATAGAATGGTTGCTCGTGCTCAACATATTGAATAGAAAATAGTTTGTTAGCAAGAGGGAAGTAAACCAAATCTCCTTCGTTTGGTCTACCTTCTACAACCAGTGTTGTATTATCATCTACTAGATCTTGAAATCTTTTACGTGCAATAACAAAGTTAACTTGGTCAGCAATTCTCACACCAAACTTACTGAACAGATCTCCATCTCCACCAAACCCTTGTACGTTTTCTAGGTATGCTTCGATCTGATATGCAGAATCAAATGAGTTCAATGAATCCTCTCCAAGGACTGTATCCTCAGAAACTAGTGTTCTAGGGATGTAATAAACCTCTACCCCGAACATTTTAATTTGTTCTACGACAAGATCTTCAACGAGTTGTTGCTCGCCGCTTGTCCCTTGTGTGAAAAAAGAATTTAATGGCATTACCCTATCATATCTAGAGGTGGCATTTCGTATGTGGTACGGAGTTTTTCTTCTAGTTGTTCTAGTTCAGTAACCGCATCACTATAGATTTTTTCTCCGTTCAAGGTGACACCACCAGGAAGTTGCACGTTTTGGAACTTCGTAAGGTTGGTACCCCAGTATTTTTTAATCATTGCAGTTGCATAATCTTTCACCCAAATAGATCCATAAATCTTGCTCCAATTTGCAGGATCAAGAGCACGAACACAGTCAATGATAACGTACCCACCATCAACAACATCAGTCTTTGCATCGAAGTCAATGTAAAGACGACCTTGAGAGGCATTAAACCTAGTAGGTTTCATTCCCTCTAACAAGAAGTTAATTGTTTCAAGGTGTGTCTGAATCATATAGTAGTGATAGAACTGTGTTGATGTAAAATCAAACAGATCATTCAATCTCATTTGATAACGAATATCAAACATATTGCGAGTACCCTTATCAGTGAAGGTGAAGATACCGTTCACTGAAGAAATGTGGTCAGGCAATGTCAAATAATTATTCTGCGTCTTAAACTCTGTAGAACCTACGGTCTCAGTAGTATCTGATTGAAATGCAGTAATCTCAGCAGCAGTAAACTGATGCTTTAGATATACTCTTTCTGATCCACCATAATGAAATTCCTGAAACTTCTCGATTGTATAATCGATAGAATCATCAATCTGATCGTCTGATACGTTGACCTCCAAGACTGGTTTACCCAGTCTACGGAGTGCATACTCTTTGAGTTCTGCTTTAGATGTAGGATTTGCCATTGGTTATTAGAGAGCAGCGATTGCAGCTTGGAACGCAGCGTAAGTAGCGGAGTTTGCAGCAGCAGTTTTAAGTGCTGCTAAGGTGATTGTTTCTGCCTGAAGTGCAGTGTCTGCCTTAGCACCTTGTGCAGCAGTAGCATAATCAGTTGACGCTGTAGCAGCAGCGGTTCCGAGGGTTGGTTTACCAGTCAGATCATTGTATGCTCCAGAGAAGAGCGAAGGTAGGTTAGATAGATCGTTATAGTTGCCAGAG